CCCGCCGATTTAAAACCTATTACACAAATAAAAAAAGATTTAAAGGATCCTAAAATTTTATCTAAAGTTAAAAAAGCTGCAGAACTTGGAGATAATAGACTTTATGCTAGAATACCAGTTCTAACAGAGTTGTTTGAGACGGCTGCAAGTATTCCTGATGATTTAAAAAGAGCAAAATATCTATCTGCAGGTTTAAAAACTTTAGGTGTAGCTGCAACACCATTAATTGCTTATGATACTTACAAAGCATTTGAGTCAGGCGTGCCAGCACTTGAAGCTTTGGAGCAAGGTTTTATTGGAACTAATATAATTGGTGGTATGAAAGATTATTCTAATTTATCCGAGGAAGCAAAAGAAGCAAGAAATATTTTTGAACAAAAAAAACGTACAAGACAACTTAGTGATCAAGTTTTAGGTATTTCTGGTGAACCTGATCAAGACGTAGCTCGTAGAAGAATGTTACAAACAAATCTTCCTAGTGAAACTTTTGATGCTGAAACATTAAATATGCAATCAGAAATTTCTGAACAAGAAGCTAAAAAAATATATGATCAAGATAAAAAAAGAGTGGCTGCAGAAAGAAAAGCTATGGAATCTGAAATAGCTAATGCTAGAAAAATAGCTATTACAGATGTATTTGATTTTATGACAGGTAAAAGATTTCAACCACAGCCAATACCACAAGAGTTTATGGCAACAGGTGGTAGAGTTGGTTTTGCAGATGGACCCGATGATCCATCAAAAAGAAAATTTATAAAAATAGGTGCAGGTCTTATGTCACTTCCTTTTGTTGGAAAATATTTTAAAGCTGCTGCACCGATTGCAGGAAAAACAGTTGAAGTAATAAAAAGAGGTTCAGATGGTATACCTGATTTTATCGGAGATTTAATTACTAAAGTTATAACTTTAGGAAAGAAAAGTTTTTCAGGCAACAGAGCAGATGAGTTGGAAGAGGTTTTTCAATTAGATAATTATGTAGTTACTAAACAAGGAAGCAAAACAAGAGTTAAAAAAGTAGATGACCAAGGTGAGTTTGGTTATAAAGAACATGAGATGGAATTAGAATATGACCCTGAGTCTGGAGGCTATACTTACAATGAGGGAACTATAAGACCTGATGCAGAGGGCAAATTAAAAGACATAGAAGAATTTATTGATGACACAGATTTAGAAGATATGAAGAAATATACATATGACGAATAAATACCCAAAGACCTGGCTCTTGCCACCTGAATCAGGACCCACACCTCAAGGGTTGAATATTAACTATAATACTGTTAAGACAGTAAAACTGGAGAAAATAAAAAATGGCAGACAAAATAGACAAAGCCCTGACTCAAGGTCCAAGAGGCTCGGTAGAACTTCCTAGTCAAGAAGAGATACAAGAAACAGTAGTTGAGACTCAAGAAGCAGCGGCACAGGCTCCAGGGCCTGTTGAAGTTAATGAACAAGAAGATGGATCAGTTGAAATAGATTTTGATCCAAACGCAGCATCACCAGAAGGTGGTGACGAGCATTATGCAAACTTAGCAGAATTTTTACCAGAAGAAGTTTTAGATGAGATAGGATCAGACCTAGCACAGAAGTATCAAGAATATCAAATGGGTAGAAAAGAATGGGAACGTGCTTATACTCAAGGTTTAGATTTATTAGGTTTTAAATATGATATGAGAACAGAACCTTTTCAAGGAGCTTCAGGTGCAACTCACCCAGTTCTTGCAGAAGCTGTTACTCAGTTTCAAGCTCTAGCATACAAAGAATTATTACCAGCAGATGGACCAGTAAGAACTCAAGTTATTGGTGCACCCAACGAAGCAAAAACACAACAAGCACAACGTGTTGAAGATTTTATGAATTACGAGCTCATGGAAAAAATGAAAGACTATGAGCCCGACTTTGATCAACTGCTCTTTTATCTTCCTCTTGCAGGGTCAGCTTTTAAAAAAGTTTACTATGATGAACTTACACAAAAAGCTACATCAAAGTTCGTACCGGCAGATGACTTAATCGTTCCGTATACAGCTACCTCATTAGATGATGCGGAAGCGATTATTCATCGGGTAAAGATTTCTAAAAACGATTTAAGAAAACAACAAGTAAATGGTTTTTATCTAGATATAGAATTAGGCACACCTGGAGATACAGAAGATGATGTTGAAAAAAAAGAAAGAGAATTAGAAGGACAAAGAAAAACACAAGATGATGATGTATATACTTTATTAGAATGTCATGTTGATTTAGACATAGAAGGTTTTGAAGATGCAGATCAAGATGGTAATCCTTCTGGAATAAAAATTCCATACATTGTTACAATAGATAATTCTACAAGAAACGTTTTGTCAATAAGAAGAAACTATGAAATAGGTGATGCTAATAAAACTAAGATTCCTTATTTTACTCATTTTAAATTTCTTCCAGGCCTAGGCTTTTATGGCTTTGGTTTAATCCACATGATTGGCGGTTTAAGCAGAACTGCAACTGCAGCACTCCGTCAATTATTGGATGCAGGTACTTTATCTAATTTACCTGCAGGATTTAAAATGCGTGGCATTAGAATTAGAGACGATGCACAATCAATTCAACCAGGAGAATTTAGAGATGTAGATGCACCTGGTGGAAACTTAAAAGATTCGTTTATGATGTTACCTTTCAAAGAACCATCAGCTACATTATTAAACCTAATGGGTATCGTAGTTAACGCTGGTCAAAGGTTTGCATCAATTGCTGATCTACAAGTTGGAGATGGCAATCAACAAGCTGCAGTTGGAACAACAGTTGCTTTACTTGAAAGAGGAAGCAGAACAATGTCAGCTATTCACAAAAGAATTTACTCTTCGCTAAAACAAGAATTTAGATTGTTAGCAAGAGTATTCAAGTTATATCTACCACCGGAATATCCGTATGACGTAGTTGGGGGTCAAAGAATGATTAAACAACAAGACTTTGACGATAGAGTAGATATATTGCCAGTTGCTGATCCCAACATCTTTTCTCAAACTCAGCGTATTTCCCTCGCACAAACAGAGTTGCAACTGGCACAATCAAATCCTCAGATGCATAATTTATATGCAGCGTACAGACATATGTATGAAGCTTTAGGTGTAAAAAATATTGATGAGATATTAGTTAAACCTCAACCACCTGCACCAATGGATCCTGCTTTAGAAAATATTATGGCTTTATCAGGTAAACCATTTAATGCATTTCCTGGTCAAGATCACAGAGCACACATAACTTCACATTTAAATTTTATGGCAACTAACATAGCTCAAAATAATCCTATGATTATGGCCGCTATGGAAAAAAATATTATGGAGCATATAAGTTTGATGGCACAAGAACAAATTGAAGTAGAATTTGCAGATGAAATTCCGCAAATGCAACAGATGCAAATGATGGCTCAAGCTAATCCACAGATTGCAGAACAACTTAGACAGTTAACTTTAAGAATTGAATCTAGAAAAGCTGTCTTAATTGCTGAAATGATGCAAGAGTTCTTAAAAGAAGAGCAACAAGTTACCTCTGGTTTTGGCGATGACCCAATAGCTAAGTTAAGAGCAAGAGAATTAGATCTTAGAGCACAAGATAATGAACGTAAAAAGGTTGAAGGCCAAGAAAGAATCAACCTTGATAAGATGAGAGCTATGATGAACCAACAAAATCAGGAAGATAAGCTTGAACAGAACGAAGATTTAGCAAAACTAAGAGCTAGTACATCAATTGAAAAAACAGTCTTGAGTAAATCTATCCCAAATGTGGATAAAATGATGCCAAGTGTTGAAATAGAAAAATATGAAGGAGAAAACAGATGAAAAAAACAATGAAAAAAAAGAAAAAATCATTTCCTGATGTTTCTGGAGATGGAAAAATTACGAAAAAAGACATTTTAATGGCTAGAGGCGTAATTCCAAAAACTAAAAACGGTATGAAGAAGAAAAAAAATGACAAAAGGTCAAAAAAAAGTTAAAAAGGTCATGAAAGAGTTCAAAAAAGGAACTCTTAAAATTGGTGGCTCTGATAAAAAAGTAAAAAATCGAAAACAAGCGATTGCAATTGCTTTAAACAGAGCTGGCATAAGTAAAAATAGGAGAAACAATGGAAAAAAAAGATAAATCTTTTTTAGAGTCTGAAATAGGCATTCCTTCTCAAAATCTTGAGTTGGATCCAAGATCTGTTACGACTGCAAATGGTATGCCAAGAAACTATATACCAACTGGAGACAAAACTGAGGTCAGAGGAACTAAAAGAATGTTAAAAGACAAAAAGAAAACAGCAACTTGGTACTAATATGTGGTTGTCAGCAATTAAATTAGCTGTTTCTGCTGGTAGCAAGATTTATGCTAACAAGCAAAAGGCAAAAGTCGCGATGTCTGATGCTCAACTGTTGCACGCAGAACGACAAGCCCGAGGTGAGGAAGCTTACCAAGGCAAGTTGTTAGAGGCACGTCAAAATGATTACAAGGACGAGTTCGTTCTCGTAATTTTGTCGGCGCCAATAATTGTGCTTGCGTGGG